AGCAGTAGAAACAGTTACTGTAAACTTATCACCAAGTTTTGCCTCAATAGCCTTCTTAAGACTTGTTGCCTCTGTAGCAGCAGTAGTACTACCAGCAGTTATTGAACAAGTCCAAGTATTACGCTCATGAGGAACAACTTCCTTCTTTACAAACATAACAGTATAATCCTTTCCAACAACAGGAGTTGGGAAAGTAAACTTACGCTTGAAAGCAGTACCAAGCTTAGGAAGTGCCTTAGATACTGTAAGAGTATCAATGTTTACTTCTGGAATAACAAAAGCACAGCTATTTGCACCACGACCAAGAGCTATACCAAAATTCTTTGTAGCAACAGTGCTCAAAGCACTTGAACCACCAAGCTCAAAGAATGTAATAGCACCTTTAGCCAAATTACTCAAATCATAAGGAGTAACATTTGCACCAGCACCATCAGCCTTACCATTAATAGCGGTAGAACTATTTACAATTAGAATTTGATTCATATTATTTTATTTATTAATTAATTATTAACTTTGATAACCTTCATTATCGGGACGAGCTTGATTTCTACTCATTTCACGATTTTGGGCTTGTTGTTGCTGTTGAGCAGCAAATAGACTTCCTTGAATAGAAGTATTATACAAATCAACTGCGTGTTTAAGTATATCCACATGCATACTTTCAGGAAGATCACAATCTACATTTGTACCGCTTATATCTTCAGCATATTTTACTGTTGCTGGTTTAGCAATATAAGACATTCTAAGATTATAAGGTATTAGATTATTTTCAAGAACATAGCTATCATTACTACTAACAGTTATTTTCTTAAACTTATCTATATACAAATCAAATATTCCTTTATTGTAAGTAACAATTATTGGACTTCTTAAACGATTTTTAAGTACAAAATCATTAAGGGTATCAGCGAGATAAGCATCATCAATTAGACGTACAGGAAAATAATTTGTTTCTAATGCATCAACAGCAAAAGTTGGTTTAACATAAGTAGTAGTTCCTGAATATCCAGTAAGAGCTTTCTTGTAATTTATAGAAAAATCAACAAGAAATAAATATTCTGGAATAAGTTTAGTACCAGTTTCTACTTTTGTAAAATCAGTAGTCATTTTACCTGTTAGTCTATCTTTAGCACTAAAATTAAAAGCTCTTGTTTCTTGTGCTTCATTTGTTCCTGTAGTAGATGGATCATCTTCAGTTGGAGCATCTGGAACTAAGTCTATTAGTGCAACTTTGTACAGTGTTCGGAGAGCATTGATTTGACCAAGTTTAGCATTATCTGTAATAATTCTATCGTTGGTAATACCAATGTTCTCACGAATCAACTGATTGATAGTATCTGTGATACTTGTGTTAATAAGTAGATCAATTTGCTCAGGAAGAATAGCACGCACATTTTGCATACCCATTTGTTGAGCATACTGTCTAAACCATACGTGCATTTCTGATATTGTCATAACTTATAACAGTTAAAATAGTTTAATTTTATTCTCATAAGCAGTACGAGCATCTTTATTATCTGGGTTCTCAAACCAAGCAATAGCTTCGTTCATATTAGAACCTATAAATGTGCCATCTGCTGTAGATATTTGTTGATTAAACTCAGAACGTACAAGTTCACCGCGTGTAATCAAAGTTTCAATAAATGCTTTAATTTGAATATGCTTATCATCAACAAGTTTATTAAACTTATCGGGATTTGTATTAACATAATCAATCAACATAGAAACTTTTTCACTCCTATCTTTAAGCAAAGCTTCTGCAAGATTTTCATTACGAGAAATACACATAGCAACGAATACTGCATTAAACTTAGCATCAGTACCACTAAGTTCTACAAAATTCTTCATTGCCTTTGTCTTCTGTTCTGTCAGCTTGCGTGCCTTTTCTGCTTCCTTAGCCTCATCCTTAATATAGAAACGAAGTGTGGGATCAGAATTAATAAGAGCTATATCTTTAGCTACATCATTATAAAGTAGACAATGACGATACATTAAATAGTTCTCAAGATTTTCTGGATGACCATACTTATGTTTAGAACTTTCAAGTGTATTAAGAGCTTCAACTTTACGCTTTACTGCTTCACGAATTGCAGAAGTGTTTGCTCTATCTACTTTTTCATATTCTTCGTTAATCTTATCTTCTTGCTTTTTAATTGCAAGATAATCAGCTTTACGACGATAAATGAATGTAGTATTAAGAGTTACATCATTCTCGTTAATATTAAACTGTATGTTACTAAGCCAAGCTTTAACTCGAGTAATAAAATCAGGATTATTTGGCGACAACCCTATAAGTGCTGGAAAGTAAGCATTTACCTCTTCTGCATTAGAAGAAAGAACTTGACAAGAACGTACAGAAGAACCAATAGTTTCTTTACGTTGACCAAGAACTTTCATATTTACTCTACGATAATTAGAATAATTATGAACAAGACTAATTGTTACACTACGCTTATCAACATATTCTTGTTCAAGAGTAGAATCAATTCCAGCTGGAGTCTTTACCTCTGGAGAAGTTTTAACTGGTCCACCAGCCTGTTGTGTAGGATTATTAAGTGGCATATTCTTAAATATTTAATTATTATTACTTTTTAGAGTACACACTTCAACTGCATCATCTTAGTTGAATTGTTTACTTGCAAACCATAAGTGTTCTTAATTTCATAACGTGACATATCTATTTCAGTACCCAGACTATTCTGAGGAACACCACCCCAAGATGCAGGTATTGGAGTAAGACCCTTAAGAACACCACTAAGATAAATTTGTCCCTTCAAACGAACCTTACGAACATTACGAACTGAACCTTCATCCTTACTACTATACTTACTCATATCAATAAGGAATGCCTGATGAGAACACATTGGAAGACCAGAACGAGGATGTATATTTCCGTTAGCCTTGTCATTATCAGCAAGAGTACCCTTATCCAAGAATGGGAGATGCTGAACTGTTATAATATGATTATCAACAGTCTTATAACGACGGAAGTACTTACCATAAGAAAGACCACCCTCAAAGTTCTCAATCATCTTATCACCAAGAGGAGTAACAAAACCTTCACTCTTAGCATCCTCACGAATAGCACGGTCAAAATCTTGCATAAAGCCCTTACCACCCATAAGAACAACTTCCATAGTACCAGTATCAGTATCCTTGTCAAGAACATCACCAATACTACGCTCAATCTTATTCAGAGTCAAATACTCACCATAAGTATCATAGTTGCTCTCACGACAAATCTGCATCATACCAGCAGTATGAGGAATTGGCTGACCATTATCAGGATCAACAAGAGTTACTTCACCATTCTCAGTACGGTTATACTCAGCAAGCCAAAGACGCTCTTCATCCATAATACGAATTTGAATATCATGCTGACGCATCTCTTCATTAATCCAAAGGTTAGTTGTACCACCACCCTTAGTCTTAAACTCGTAAGTTACAATAGTATTGCTAATGTTACCAGCAATCTCCTTAGAATAACGATGATACTCAAGTTGAGAAGTCATCTTACCAGGACCCATAACATTAGAACGATTACCCTTACTATAAGAAGCACTAATAGTAGGTGCAGTCATACTCCAATACTTACCTGCCTTAAGATTATCCAAATCAACAAAAGTATTAGGATTAGGACTTGTCAGCTTAAGACGATACAAATAACCACCATGAGAACCTTCACCAAGATCCTTCATAATACGAACTTGGGTAACGCCATCAGGAGCCATAAGACCATACTGCTCAATCAGCCAATGAGTCTTAAACTCAACATCAAACATAGCACCACCCTTACCAGGAGTAGTATTAGATGTATTAAACCATACAACATAATCATTGTAACGAGAACGACCCATAGTCTTCCAAGTCCATTGCTCTGTTGCAATATCAACAACACCAGCACTACCCTGACCTTCAGTCAAGAATGTTAGAGGGAACCTATCATCATCCATACCATAAGTATAGGTAAGGGTGTTGTTAATTTCCTCTGGATGTGTTAGCATAAGATGAGCAATGGTTTCCTCATTAGAATAACCACGATCATCATAATTTCCACGAGATACCTCTCTAAGTTTGTACATAATTTTAATAATTTAAAATGTTAATAAAAAGAGATTAACTTAAAATAATATCGTCATGGTTAACTTTGCTATTATTTGTCTTATTAATTTTAATGGTACGAGCAGAACGCTGTTCTTTAGATTTGACAACCAGGCGACGAACTTTATCTTCTTTAATCGCCATATCTACCAAATCTTTATAACTACCACCAGTAAACATAAGCCAAGCATCAAGAAGTTCTTTGTTAAGAGCTTCTTCATTAGACAATTTATTCAAATCTCTTTGATATGCTGTCATAGAATTACCTTCTTCATCTTCTACTGCTGCTTCTGCAACGTATTTGTAGAAATCATTAGGAGTAAGAGTAATCTTTTGACCATTAATTTCTTTAACAAAACTTTCAGGAATTTTATATCCTCCTATAACACGCTTCTGAATAGCATCAGAAACCCCTTGCCAATATGCAGTTATATCTTGCTGTTCTTGTTCACGAGCAGCCTTTGCTTGCGCCTCAATTTCTTTACGATAAGCCTTATCTTTACCAACAAGAGCTTCAAGTTGATTTTTAGCTTCTTCATAAAGAGAACCAGAATCTTCAAGATATTTTAGATAATTTTCATTAAGACTCTTATTACCAAACTCTTTAGCAGCCATACGAATAACTGCTTTAAGTTGCTCTGAATTATCCTTATCAAGTTCTATTCCACTTCTATCCGGTATATCACCAAATCCTCGTGGAGAACCAGTAATTTGAACATAATCAATAAATTGCTTAAGAAGAGGATTATCTGCAAACAACTTATTAATTGCTCCTTCTTGTATATTACGAGATGACAATGCAATAACAGAATCTACATAGCTTTTTACACCTGCAGCATCATTTGTAAATTCTACTGCATTTCCATTTTCATCAGTTACATCTACACCTATTGCTTCACGAATAGCGTTTATAGATAAAGAAGAATTATTATCATTATCATCCTGAGCATTATTTTCATCAAGCCAAGCTTTTACATCTTTAGCTTCTTTAAATACATTACCATCTTTATCTACAATGTCACCATTCTCAGCAACAGTATAAACTTTATTATCAAACTCAATTTCAGTACCAGGCTCTAAATCCCCCGTAGAGGAACTGTCATTATCATTATTGTTGTTATTATCAGAATTATTGTCAGAATCATTAGCATTATTATCATTACCATTATTCTGATTATTCTGATTATTGTTATTATCTGATGAATTTATATCATTATTTTCTCCATCAGTAATATCTGTTTTATCTGGTTGATTAGCCAGATTTCCATAGGTATTAGTTGCTGTTTGTTGAGTAGCACTACCTTCAAAATCAATGTTTTCTAAAGCCATACTTTTAATTTTAATAGTTGTTTAACAATAATATTGTTTTTAATCAGTGCAAATATACATATTATAGGATATATATCAAAATATTTTTTATTATTTTTATCATCATTACTTTACTTTTTTGGACATATAAAATAATTACTGCCAATAGTATTAACAGGATAAGAAAAAGACAATAGATTTTATCTTGCAGATAGTAACTGATGACTAAAAAATGCTTTATAGTCTGTTCCTTTTCGTTTGTGTTACATTTTGGTATAGTTTATGATTATTGCATAGTCTGTAAAATTACAAGCCGTTAAATCGAAATTTAAAGTCTATAATAAAATAAGTGGTGATTATCATTATGACAACCACCACAAACAACTTGGGAATGCACCAAAGTTATATTATCAAAGGTAAACTAAGCACTGATATTATTATAGCTCCTATTACTGTAGCTAATACATCCCATAATTCAACACTACCTTGATGTCTTGTATCATATAATTCTTTAAAAAGAGCTATAATAAATGTTATAGCTATTGATATAGACACAATAAAATACCATTTAATAGGAATATAATGTAATATAGAAATAAGAAATAAACAAATAATACTACCACAATAAGCATGAAGTAATTTGTCTTTAGGAATGTTAGCTAAAAAGTCAATAATCTTTTTCATAATTTTAAAATGTTATTTGTTCCACTTACGAGCATTTCTTGCAAATACTACCATTTTCTTATGAGCAGGATTTCCATCATTATATAATTCTGCTTCAGATTTTCCAGTTCTTTCTTTAAGTTCAGTTAATCTACCACGATGAGAAGGTTTGATATAAATTTTACCACCAGTAGCAAGACTACGACGAGTAACAAGACCTCCAAAAAGTTTTTTATCAATAAGTTTACCATTCTCATCATAATACAATCTATCATATATTTCAACAGGTTTACCTATACCAAAACTTAAATCGCCTATTTTATCTAAACCTAACCATTTAACTAATTTACTATCATAAGATGTTACTCCTCTAAAAGGATTTATATCCCAATTATCATAATATGAAGCATACTTTCCATTAACATCCTCACCTAAACCTATTTTATATTCTCCAAGTTCTGGATTAACTTCTGAAGTAGCACCATTAAGTGCAGCTTTAATCAGCCTTTGTTTCTCTTTATTAGTTAAAGGCATTGCATAATATAAAGCATTTTTATCTTTAGATTTAGATGGTTTATATTTTGAAGTTTTTAAAACAGGATCATAATGTCTTTTATTTTTAGAAATTTGTAAATAATTTGCATAAATTTCATCTAAAGCATCATAATTTCCACTATCTGGCATTACCTGTTTAGAATATGGTTTATTATTAACTATAGCAGAATAAAGACGATTTGTAATATCACCATAACTAAAAGGAATTACATTATTATATAATTTTTCTCTAATATTATTAACTGAAGATGTTATAAAACCTGAAATACGATCTTTTAAAGTATTAGGTTTTTGTGTATCTAAATGATTATTATTATTAATTTTTGTAGCCATTACTTATCATATTTATTTTTATTTGTTTTAGCAATCTTTAATTGATTATCCATTTGTTCACGTTTAATTTGTCTTTCAGCTGCTGCATTATACATATCAGCAGAAAACTTATCTCTTTCTAAATTAAGTTTTTGTTGAGCAAGAGCAGTTTTATTTTGTTCAGCAATTTGTTGCAATCTTGTTTTAGCACCATCATCTGGAGTAGGAGTGTTAAGTAAACTCATATCAACATCAACATATTTAAGTTGCATTTCATATTGATATTTAAGTTGTTCAGTAAGTCTATCTTGTTCACCCTTAGCTTGAATTTCAGCAATCTTATTTTGCAATTCTTCTTGCTTCAACATTTGTTCTGCTTGTTGCATTTGTTCATCGTGCTGACGTTTTAATTCTGTAAATTTAGCAACTGTTTCTTTTATTTGAGTTACATTATTTCCTGTTATAGCTGCAATAGCCATATCAAGTTCACCATTTTGTGCTGCACTAAATGCCCATTGACGAAGTTGATTAAGTTTATCAAGTTCCTTTTGATCATTCTTAACAAGAACACTACAATCGGAATTTATATAAGAATTAACATCAAGACTTATATATCTTTGATTATATTTATCATCAATAAAACTTGTTTGTAATCCATCAACATAAGCAAATTTAGCAAAGTCAATATCACGTTGATAATCACGAAGACGCATTTCATCAAAAACTGTTACAATAATAACACTCCCCATAGAAGAGCGTGCAACAGCTTCTTGTGTTGTAGCAGCACCTGCTGATTGTGCAATTTCTCCATATCGTTGCATATTCATATCAACCATCTCACGGGCTTCAAGTTTGATTGCATCTATAAGATTAGTTAGTTGTGCTATGTAATCACCCATATTAGCATTAAGCATACGAATTTGAGCCATCTTTTGAGAATTAGAATCTTCTGTATCATCTACAAGAAGAGTTCCGTCTGCTGCCATTTTATATATTTTATCTTCAGTATCAGAAGCAATAAGAGATTCAGGAAGAAGAAGAATAAGCATCTTATTTTTTGC